CAGTTGTTTGAGTAAACCCACCTAAATTTGTTGTAAGAGCAAAACCTGTTAACGATACAATCTGGTCACCTTGCTGACCCCAAAGACCTTCACCCCAGGTTAGCTGTCCCCATCCATTGGACATACTCTACTCTATGTAACTCTTAAAATAGCTGCACTTGCAGTAAAAGCAGGAAACTGAATTGTAAAAGTACCTGACGTTGCTGTTTTATCACCACCAAAATCTAGTACACAAACAGCAGGGTCACCTGATGCTGTGTCATTATAAATTAAAGCACCTCTTGCAGTTAAAGTCACTCCCGTAAACGATCTATCTGCAAAATCAACGATAGCAGTATTAGTTGATAATGATGTCCCACCATTTACAAGAGCACCACCACCACTTGTATATTGACCTGAATTAGATACTTGTGCATCGGTTGTAAAACTTGTCGTAGATTTACCTAAAACAGCACTATTTGTATACAGTGATAATTTAAATGAATTACCACCAGTTTGTTTAAAATTATGTGTTCCTTCAAAAAGTTCCTTTTTAAAAGAATTACAAATTACACTAGTTGTTATTGCCATAATATCTCCATGTTTTAAGGCGAGGGTGATGGAATTTGTACTCTAGGCACTCCTTCTTCATACTGCCCTCTTCTTCTTTGTCCCATTTGTTGTAATCCAAATGCTTGAACCTCTTCATTATACTTGTCTAAATACAATTTGTACATATCCATCGGTCCTTTTAAATAAGAAAAACATTCACTTAAAACTCCATGTAATAATAATGCGTCCTGATAAGTTGACAAAAAAGTATTGTTTGTTGAAGTAAAATGAGGAGGATCAATAATATAATTAATTTGAATTGTAAAAGCAGCATTTGGGATAGGTGCAATTGCAATATTCTGATCATCCCAATTTGCATAATATTTAGGCACACCTGTAGCATCCGCTCCGTTATACTCGGATATAAAACTTGTATCTCTTTTTTCTAAAAAATCTCTAACACCAGAATTTGTTATTTGAACAGAACGCAAATAAATTAAATCCGAAGGCATACTTAGGTATCTTTGTGATGCAATAGTTGAAGTCGTTGCATATTTTCTTAAATCATCATAGTCAACCTTACCAGCAATATCTAATTCTACATTTCTAATAAATTGGTCAATTAAAGTGTCTGATAATACATTACTATCAACTTCTGTGTAATTTCTTACTTGTGTTAAAAAATTTGCGTGTGTTATTGCCATAGTCTATGCCTCAGTATTTATAGTCCACCCCATAGCCGAATGGTTTTGACAATAATAATATAATGTGGGAGCACCAACTGCAACAGTGATTTGTGTGTAAGCTCCACTTTGTCCTGCAACTCCATTTGTCACAACTCCCACTGTGTATTCAGAACCACCGCCATGAGTCCCATTTGGTGTCTCACTTATTCTCAAAGGGTGGTTATCATTTGATGAATCGCTTTGGTCAAAACGATAAGTTTTACCCTCTTCAAAAGTGAGTGTTACATCAGCAGTAGCGGTAGACCCATCTATAGCATATTTGTTAGTCGACCCTACATTATGATATGGATGATTTGAAGGATTACCTCCAACTACAGTAACAGCAAAAGTTTGAGTTATAACGAGAGCATCAACAGTGACATTACCAACCTCAGCAGTTAATTCTCTTTTTCTATTTTCAGCAGAACCATCATCTGGAACCATACTTCCGTAAGTCGGATTAGCTTCAGTCGAAGTTAAGGACATTGAACCATCTGTTCTAAATGCAAAGTCACCTGGCAAAGTTAAATTAACAACTGCTTGACCACCTCCTCCTGAATCAGCTATGGTTTGATCTGCCGTGGAATCATTAATAAAAGGTTGTATAGGTTGTTGAAATTTTTGACTCTTAGCATTTGCTAAAGCAATAGGATCAGCAGTAATATGCTTTCTTCTTATTTGTGGATGTTTACCCTCATACTCTGATTTATGAACAAGAGACCCGTTCCATTCTCTTACCATCTCATTATAAGGAAAAGCCATACCAGAACGATCTGAAATTGCTTTTGCGTATTTACCTCTTGCGTATGCCATTAATATACTCCTGTAAATCTTTTACCACGAATAGCTGCTTTACCACCCTTACTCATTTTAACAGCTCCTCCTTTTTTTGCAGTTCCGTAAGGTGTGCCAAAGGAGGCGTATGGATTTACAAAAGGTTTTGGTTGAGTTGTCTGTGTGTTATCAATTCCAATGTTTGAATAAACATTTTGTCCTGTAAGACCTTTTGATGGCTGATAGGACTGATACAAAAATCTATTATCATGTCTTCTCTGAAGTCTTCGAAGTGCAGCCGATTGTTTATCATATTCCTTATCACCAGCTTTTGCAGTTCGTGTAATTGTATCTGTAATCTGTTTACTACCTACCCTTCTATATGTTGGATTCGTATTTTGGCTAGCAAAATCTGTGGCTGACCTTTGTTTTGGTACTTGATAATATTGTGAACCATATTGTCCTTGTCTTAATACTGCACCTTTTGGTAACTCAGTCACCATTTTATATGTAGGTTGACCTGCACCTGGTAATCCAGCTGAAGGACTAACAGTTGTCATTTCATATTGAGGCACCATTCTTTTAGAAGTTTCAGTAACAGTTAAACCTGCTAAATCTTTTTCTGCTTGTGCTATCTCTTTTGATAAATCTCTATAATATCCAGTGGTCGTTGCAGGTTTAGTTTTATCAACTGAATAATAGGTATAAGTTGGTTTAAACCTCTGTCCTAAACTGCTTTTTACTTGCTTAAATTGTGCGTCTGTAGGTTTGGAATATTCTTTTTCAATTGATTTTATATAAGCATCTCTTTGATTTGCAGGCATATTCATTGTGGCAGCGTATTGAATATTAGCTCTTTTATCAAAAGTCTCTTGTTCACCACCACTTAATCTATCTCTATAATTTTTAATGGTTTTAAACAATTCAGGCTTAGACTCCTCTAAAGCTGACAGATAACCTCCTGCAGCTTTTTTATATAACTTCATACCTTTCATTAAAAAACACCTTTAAATTTATTACCTCTTATTGCTATTCCTCCTGTTTTGGCTAACCCTAATTCTTTATAAATATCTTTAGCAACAGTCGGTTTACTTTTTCTTGTTGCTGCTACTTGATAAACAGGTCTATATTTGCCCTCTAAACTTTTATTAATATCGCTAAATGTTTCTTTTGTTGGCGATGAATATTTAGTTGTCATCTCAGATACAAACGCTTTTTGTTGCTCCTCTGGCATATTTCTGTAAGCTGCAATTTGTTGTCCTGCTCTTCTCTTAAAAGTATCTTGTTTTGTTGGATCCTTAATATTAGATAACATTGCACTGTAAGACTGTGCTAGTACAGGACTTACACTTTTTATAAATTCTAAGTTTGCATCTCCGCCTTTTTTTAATCTTAGTCCTTTCATTTTCTTCTCCTTATAAACCTGTTGGATAATATGATTGTGGTGTAATATATACCGATGTTCTTTGTCCATCTTCTACAAGAGCTCTTTGTAATTCATCCTCATAAATAAGTTTGTTTTGTTGAACCACTTGTGGATTATACTTCATAGATAAATAATAAGATAGACCAGCAACCATACAAGGAATAAATCTAAATACTACATCAGCAGTGTTAGTATAAGCTCCAGCGTCTTCAATTCTTTTTAAATAGTAATATTTTAAATATGTATATGTTGAAGCATCGGGTGTTTGATATAAAGTAATTTGTGGAATGGTTTGTCGATCAACATAATATTGTGAGGGTTGTCCTGTTGAACCTTTGTTAGGTAAAGCCGCATATTCACTTCTACTTATTTTTGTTAGAGATACATCGTTTGTTGTGGAGGTAGTTCCTGTAGTTGTGCTAATATAAGCCTCTAGTATATCATTTGCATTCGTTGGAGCTGTATAAGTCGCTGTCCCGTTTGTCAATAGTTGTTCTTTTAGTTCTACTTTCCACAAGTGTACTCCTCGGTTTCCCCATTCGCTGAAAAGAATATTTAAACTTCTTCTTGCAGATTTTAAATCATACCCGCTGTTTGTGCGTTTACCACATCTTTCATAGGCTTCTTGAATGATATCATCGATGTTGAGATCAAAAGTAGTTGAATCTGAAGTTGCCATAAATCACCTTAACTTCTATGAATTTTAGTTGGATCTTTTACACCTTGAATTGCTAAACCACCAAACTTCTTTTTTTTTATCTGATTACTCATAGCTGTTTCAATAGCTCTTCCTCTTTTTTCTTCATAGCTCGTAAGAACCCCATCTCCATCAAGGTCAGCTTTATCTGGATTTTTAAGTGAATTTTTCATAATTAAAGTATATCCTTATAATAGTTCTTTGCAAACCCTCCCTTTGCAAAATCAAAACTACCTTCAATACTTAGTTGCCTTGAAATTTTTCCTGTCTTATTATCTTTAGCAATCTGCCCTCGTACTCTACCATATTTTCCTCCAATTTTACCAACAACTCCTTTAGATTGTTTTTTGTCTTCATAAAAAGGTGTTTTAACATCTGTATATTCTTTAAACAGTTCAACAGAAACATCAGGTAATTTTTTATTTTTTGTTTTTAATTCAACAGCAGGTCGTTTAAAACTTTGCTTTACATCTCCTAAATTAACTTCACTAAAATCAAATTTAGGTTTTAAAGAAAATTTTTTTCTTGGTTTAACTATAAATTTACCATTATCTGCAAAAGTTTTTACATTTGTAGGTTTACCTCCCACACCTTGAGCTTTTGCTCTTTTTCTCTTTACTGCACTTCTCCTTTGTGATTCAGACATTCTTCGTGCTTTTGCTAAAGGAACACATTTTGGATATTTTCTTTTTTTATCAGCTTTTAATTTACTACGACCACATTTGGCAAATGTTCCGTCTGCTTTCTTTGAACCAATATCAACCCAATTTTGTGAGAACCACTTTTTTAATCCCATTACATTAAATCTTTATAATAGTTAGACGCAGAGGGGTTTGTTATTGTATCACCATCAACATCAACGCTTACTGGCGAACCCATAACAGCATGACCCCCAACATTAAATTCATAATTTGTTTCAGCAAAAATTCCTTTTTTAGCAGGTTTAGGTCCTTTAAAATCTTTTCGTTTTACACCACTTGGGTCTTTAATTTTACCTGCACAGATTTTTGATGCATAGGCATTTGCATAAGCACTTGGATAGACCTTAAATTTAGCTTTAGCTGCTTTTTTTCCTCTTTCACATAATTTGGTCATTTGAAACTCCTTATAATATCAATTTTATGTTCATTACTTGATACAATATCTACTTGTTTATCTATTTCATCTATTATATTAGGATGTTCACCTATTCCAACAGCGTTTTCTAGATAAATTTTTATGGTTGCATTTGCCTTTTCAATATTTGCTTCATAAACTTTTACCAAAGCATTTATTATATCATCTTTCATTATGTTATCACTTTTTTTTTATTCTTTCTAGTCTTTGCAAATTTACGTTTTTGCAGACTATTGGTGATTTGTTTTTTCATTTGCGATCTTGTTATTGCCATGGTATATACCTCGTCTTTCCTTTTGCATCTTTATAAGCTTTTAAAAACTGTTTGCGACAATTGTCCGTGTATGAAACATGAACCCAGCCACTTTGTGGATCTGATGGTTTGTAAAACTCAAGAATTAATTGATCATATTTAATATTATTATTTATCCAACTTGCAAGAATTTTATTATCTAAACCAAATATTTCAATATCTGCTGCTTCACCTTTACAATGTTGAGATTTACTTGAAGAACCTATAGCCTCACTCAGACGAGCTGACCTAAATCCTGATGATATAAATACTGGCTTTTCAAATTTATTACGAATTGGCTGAAGAACATTTTCACAAAGTTTAGTCAAAGCTAAAACTTGCATTTGATTTGGTTTATTTTCAAAACCTAACCTTGTTGCTGTTTGTGACTTTGTTAGTTCTGCTAAAGAAAAGTTTTTTGTTAAATTCATATAACTTATTGATTGGATAAGAAATTATTGTCCAAACACCCCATATTGAAAAAAAAAATATAAAACCTATGAATAAAATTAAGGTTATTAAAGCATCCAGGATATAAGTAGTAAACCACATAACACAATCACTATAAGATCTTTATTAGTAACATACAAGTCTTTTATCATATCTTTGTAAATTTTGATTTTTTCTAACATTTCCATCTCCTTCTTGCCTGACAAATTCTTTTGTTTGGCGTTTTTTTACAATTAATATTATGCATTCTAGCCTGTCCTGCACTTCGTGCACAAAACGACTTTCTGCGTTTAGCATCTTTACTGCCTTTTTTTACTTTACCAGTAACAGCCGTTTGTAGCTTTGAACCAGGATTTTTACGCCTGTAAGCTCTGACACCAGCTTCAGTCATTCCTGCACCAGATTTTGTTGGTCTAAAATTTTTTTTATTGCGAGAAGGCATGCCTCCCTCTTTTAGACCAAACAAATCCAAGTCTTCGTAATAACTATCCATTATCGGTGTCGGCAGTTATTGGTGTAACAAAAACAGTCACAGAGGTTACATTTGAAATTGTCAAATGCATGTCTGTTTTGAACAAAATACCATCTAAAGGTATGTCCACTTGATATTGATCAGCAGCACTACTAGCTGGAGTTGTGATTACAAGTTTTTGTGTACCACTTGCTCCTCCATCTTTAAACGTTAGAGTTCCTGCACTTGCATGACCAACATAGTAAATGGACAATAATCTAGTTCTACCAGACTGAATTGTGCCTGTCGATGTTAATGTTTTTGCACCTACATCAGAGTTCATGATTTACTCCTATCTGTCTGACGCAGCAAACATATAATCAATTGACGTAACTTTAGTGCCAGTAGCGTTACCTGATAAAGACATTGCTGCTATCGTTAAAATTTCATCACTTGGAATATTATCTGTGTGTGTTGCAACTAATTTTCTGTTTACAAAAAAATCAACTTTACCTGTGCTTTGACAACGAATACTTAATGTAACATCTGTATCGTTTTCCATGTCAATGCCAGAATCTGTTGATGTTTCTGTACCATCCTTTTCTGTTTTACAAAGAATTGATGCATCACCATCGTCTTTTTGAAATACAATTCTGTCCGTTGCTGTAAGCATAGCTTCAGGATTGGTTGCAAAATTAATAGTAAAACCAAAACATAGATCGGTGTCAGTTACATCAGATGTTCTAACTTTAGTTTCAAACCAAAGATCTTTGTTAGCTTGTACTTGAAAGATTTCATTTTTCTGAATCGAAGCACCATCGTTATCTGTGGTTGCTGTTGAATTAAGATTGACTAAACCATTAAGTTGATCCGCTGCAATAGCTACAGATGCACCTGAATCTTTTACGACAGTCCATCTGTGACCTGTATTAGAATCAAATCCAATTCTATCAAAGTCATCGAAATAAACTACATAATCTGGGTTTTTATCAATCGGTAAGTTTTCAAACCATTTCTTTTCGTTATTTTTTCCTGCGAAAAGAATAGGTCCTGTAAAATGTACTCCTGCCATTTTTTCTCCTAGTTAAAAGATATAGTCCTCTAGGGTGTCTGCCAAGCCAGTCTATATCTAGTTTATATTGTCTTGGTTATTTAATTGTACTCTTAATAAAAAAAAAGTAAATATTGTGTTGACATCACATCTAAAATACTATATAAATAAGATAATAAGGAGAAAAAAAATGGAAATAGTTTTAATTTATATGATCTTAGGTTTAGCTGTTTATTTTTGGGAGGGTAAGCAGAAATGACAAAAAAATATATACAT